GGATTTGTGATCCTAGTTTTTCTAAATAGAAATCTGTACTGGTTGAGTTTGATGTACCTGTATCGTGACCTTCTGTGAAACCTTGATCTAATCTTACTTTATCTCCTGTTTCAAAATCGTTGCTTACGTCTGGTCTCCAGTACACTCCTGTTCCTTGTCTATGCCATTCAGCACTTAGACCACTGGCTGTTCCAAAACTTCTTGGAAATGTATAGCTACCTTGAGTTGATGAAACATCAACAGTTGTTGATGTGACATTACGAGCGTAGAAACTTAGTGAGTTAGCTACTCCGTCATTGCCGTTTAGAATTCTACCTACTTCATCTTCATTGGCGAAGAAGTGATAGTATGTACCCCATTTGGTACCTGTTATTGCTGTGCCAAGTGTGACACGATATACTAGTGTGTCACTGACTGTACCATCTGGTCTAATGAATTCTAACGCTGTAGGTACGAGACTCATAGGTGACCATATACCTTCTACCCAGTTAGGTATAGCCCAACCGAATCTACTTAGATAGTTTGAGCCTTTGTCATCTACATAGTTGTAGTACTTGCCTATAAATCCTGATATGTTTGCGGCCTTAGCGGCTGTATCTGCTCCTAGTATTTCTAAACCACCTATGTAGTTGCCAGCCGCATATTCATTGACTCTTTTTGCGAAACCTTGTGTGGCATCTCCATAGTAGGTGTCATCTATATAATAACCATTAGTACCCGCTACCGGATATTTGAATAAATCTCTCATTAGCTGATGATCCCCCTTCTACCTTGTTTGTTGAAACTATCGCTTACGATAGCTGTGATTGTATCTCTGTTTTCGACCAGTGTTTGTACTGCGTCTTTGGTATCAAATGCGTTGATGTTGAATGTGATGTTTGCTGTATTACCACCGGCACTCATTTCTTCATTTGATCTTACTTGTCCTGTTGTGTTTGGTACGAATAATTCAGGGCCTCTTTCTCCAACGAGATATGGTGATCCAGCTCGGGCTATACCACCGTTTGCTAGGAAGCCAGGGATGATTTTTCCGCCGAATAAACCACCCGAACCTCCGCCGAAGCCTCCTCCAGAGAAGAAGCTACCGATTGTACCGAATATATCAAAACCACCGCCTTTGCCACCGCCGATTCCGCCTAGTCCATCAACGAATCCTACGATCTCATCTACCAGTGGTTGTGTTATACGTCTCCTTATAATTTCTTGTGTTATGTCTTCTAATACGTTAGCGAAGAATGATTTGAAATCGTTTAGGCTTACTTTACCTTTGGCTAAACTACTTGCTAAATCATCTGCTAGTGTATTCATACTTTCTTTGAAACGTGTGTTTATCATTTCTGATATGCCATCTAAACTACGTTCATATTCTTTTACTTTTTGTATTGCTGGTTCGAAACCTTCATCTGCCAATTGTTGCATACCTTTTTGAAGTATTAGAAATCCTCTTGTACCTTTGGCACTATCGCCAAATTGTGTTATAAGAGTTTCGTAGTTTTTGGCCATTTCTTTTGTTTTATCTACTGCTTGTTCTAGAGGGCCTATGAACTTTTTGTATTCTACACCTAATATTTTTGCCGCTTCTGCTAGTTCTCTGGCACTTGGTGCTGTTTTTTGGAAACTTTCGAATAGACTTTGGTTAGCATCTTCTAAGGCTATAGCATCACTGATCTTTTTGGTCAATTCTTCCATACTTAGACCTATTTTATCTACTGCTTCTTTGCCTTTTTTACCTTTGTCTTCTAAGTTCTCCATTTCTTCGCCAAGTTTGCCTGTGTCTTCTGCGGCTTGTTTAGCGGCTTCTGCTTCTGCTCTTAGTTTTTTGATTATTTCTTCAATTTCGTTTCTTGTAGCTTCTGGTACTAGTTCTAATAATCTATTTTCTAGTGCTTCTAAGTTGGTTAGATCTACTTCACCTATTTTATCTAGTGTAGAATTTATTAGATCTTTATTGTTTTCGAAGTTTTTGCTGATTCTAGCCAAGTCACTAGCTATAATGTCTGCGAATGCTTTTGCTATATTTGAAACTCTATCTTGATTGAATATTTCTTTTGCACGTTCGTCTGTTAGTCCTTCAATTTTTACATTTTTGAAGTTTTTATTGAAGCTGTCTGCGAAACTAAATCCACTATCTTTACCTGCTAGAGTGAAAGCTTCACTGAACTTGAACTCTCCTACTAGTTTTACTGCGTCAATTAGATTTGAAAACTTTTGTATGAATCCATCTGCGAAATTAGATAGTACACCTGCTATACCTTTGAATACTTGTATAAAGAAGTTTGGCAGTGACATAATTATTGCACCAGCTGATTCTATTGCGAACTGGAATGTGTTTATTACTCGGTCTGCGAAGCCTAATGTAGCATCTACCATACCACTGATTGATATATTGTATCCACCAGTTAGTTGTTTGAATTTTTCTATTGCTGAGTCACGTAGTTCTCTGTATTTGTCGCCAGCTTGTGATACGAACCCGCCTACTGATTCTAGGCTTATACCACTTGATTTTGCTATAAATGATCCTATGTCTGAAAATACACCCAGTACCATATCATTTAGCTTCAATAGTGCGCCGCCTATCATTTGAAACCCTAGTACTACTTCTTGTACTACTGTTATTACTGCGGCGAATCCATTTGTGATTGCTGTGCTTACAGCACTGGCGAATTTTTTGAATAAGTCTGTTTGTAGTGCGCCACTGATTGATTCTTTTAGACTGTTGAAAGCATCTACGCCTAATGTTTTTACTTTTGTGAATACACCGTTGGCTATTTCTCCGTATGTGACTGTGGTTTCGCCTAGTTTTATTGTACGATCACTTAGACCGCCAAATAGTGATGTTAGTGCGAATACACCTACACCTATGATACCACCTCTGCCTAGTAGTCCTCCTAGTCTAGTCAATAAACCTACTAGTGTTTTTACTGGGCTCATTACTACGGTTGTTAGTACTTTACCTAGACCACTCATTACACCACTGAAACCTTTTGCGCCAGCTATACCACCTGATAACCTTGATGCTAGTGTACCTAAGAAACTTAGAATACGCACACTCACTAGTGCTACTATTGCGTTTCTTATTGCTTCAAAGTTTTGTGCTAGGAATTGAAGTGCTTCGCTGGTTGCTTTGATTGCGTCACCTATACCTACGCCTAGTGTACGTGCTATCTCGTCATTTGCTTCTAAAAATTCTGTTGCGACTAGTAGTGCATCTACTAGTTCTTTCTTGAACTCATTACCTATTGTGTTGGCTGTATTACGTAGTGCGATTTGAAAGTTTGAAATACCTACACTAAGGTTATCTAATCTACCTTGTGTAGCTCCGCCAAATCTTTCGTCAATGCCTTTTGCTAGTGCTTCTGTTATCTTACGAGCGCCTTCGGCAGTTTTACCGAACTCTGACACTTCCATACGTGTGATGCCTATTTGTTCTTCTAGTATTTTGAATACTGGAAGACCTCTGTCTTGTAGTCTGTTTAGATCTTCTAGTCCTAGACCACCTGATACAGTTCTTGAAAATAGATCTGTTATTGCTGTTAGTGATCCTATTTGATCTGTTGTGACAGCCGCGGCATCTGTGAATGTTGTTAGTAGTTTTTCTGAGGGCTTGATACCAGCACCAGCCAGTTTGATGTATGTTTGTGTTAGATCTTCTACGCCAAATTGTGTTTTGGTTGCGAACTTGTTGATGTTAGCGAATGCTTTGTTGCCTGCTTCAGCTGATCCTGTGACTGCGGAAAGAGTGTCTGTTAGATCTTCGAAGTTGGCAGTGATACCTACTATACTTTGTACAGTTCTACCTGTGACGAAAGCCGCAAGTGCGCCTCCTACTGCTTTTAGGCTGGTGCTTACACTATCAGCTTTTTTTTCTAGCCTGCCTAAACCTTTTTCTATATTACGTATAGGCGATTTAGTTTGATCTACTGCCTTTACGATTAGTTCATATGTACTTGCCATTATCTAATCTTCCCCTTACGGCGTTCAGCCTTTTTCTGCTCTGCGTGTAGGATATCGTAGAACTCTACCCAACCACGTAGTTCTAAAGTAGGAAGTTCAAGTATCTCCTTGACACTCTTACCCAAGTCTTTTGCCAGTCTGTACAAGAATAGTACTTCAGGCAGGCGTTTTAGTTTCCCAAGACTTGTTCCGCTTCATTATCTGCGCCCATAGCTTGTACGATACGCAGAACTACTTTAGGATCAATCGAGTTCATAAATCTTGGTTTATCTGCCATTGTGAAAAGTGGAGTTCCATTTTCATCACAGGCTTTTTGAATTAGACTCACGATCAATGCTTCTGTTGTTTTATTCTGTTGTGTAAGTTCAATAACACGTGTTTCTTGTGCCATTGTTGAACCTACTTTATAATAGATCTTAGCGTCCCACTCTGGAACGTCAATTGGACCTTTTAGATCACCACTCATTACTTCTTTGAAATGAGCTGTTGCTTTATCTAATACTGATGTTTTTGTATTTGTCATATTTGTTTCCTTACCTTACCTATTTTATTCAAGACAGGTTGTACTATACCATCTGGTGCTTGTCGGCTACTGCCTCTATCTAGGATCGCTATGTAAGGAGCTCTGTTTTCGATTATTGTGCCACTATATCCAAATGTATATGGTGTGGTCTGTCTCCATTGTTTTCTAGCGAACCCAGTACGCACTGGTGTCTGCCTTTTTATATCTGTATTTATGTCTTCTATCAGGTCATCAACAGCACGTTCCATACTGGCCTCTATGTGTCTTATTACACTTTTTGGTTTTCTAAAACGCACTGATGACTCCCTTTTAGTTATTAGCTGTCATTATTATGAGCGAACGATAAAGCGCCAGTTCCATCAAATGCTA